ACTTTGAGTATGGGCTAAATGAGGGCGGAATTATGCCTTTAGGGCATAATGTCTTTTTGGGACTGGGTGCTGGTAACTTCACGATGGGTGCTACCGCTACTGAAACATTTCACGCATCGTACAATACAGGTATTGGTGGGCTTTCGCTGAGTGCGTTGACTACAGGATATTATAATGTGGCTCTTGGGTATAAAGCTCTTTACCACGGTACGACAGCTGCTAATAACTTCGCCCTTGGATATCAGGCACTTTTGTATTTAGAGTCTGGCAGCAATAACATAGGCATCGGGCGTGATGCGATGCAGAAGGCTCAATCTGGTTCTCGTAACATCGGAATAGGGTTTGGAACATTAGCGACTGATACATCTCCATCTTATAACATTGCCATTGGGTATTATGCAGGCAACTTGTCCGCTAACGGAAGTACCGTCACAGAAATAGATAACTCAATTATCGTTGGAGACAATGCAAGAACAGCTTCTACAACTTCGGCAAATGAAATTGTCATCGGCACAAGTGCGATAGGAAAGGGAGCGAACACAGTCAAGATAGGAAATACCAGTACGACTGCGATGTATCTCAATAATGATAATTACAAGCTTGTATTTGGTGCTGGAGATGATGCTTCAATCCAATTCACAGGCACTTCATTAGACATTCAATCCGATGTGGTAACCGCCACAGATGAACTTAATTTAAGAGGTGGCACAAATGGTATAGATTTCTTGATAGGTGCTACCGAGAAAATGACACTTCTTGCCGATGGTTTACTTGTTGAAGATAAGATTTACTTTACCCAGACTGATGGCAATGAGTATATAGATAGTTTGAATGACGGTTATCTTGACCTTGCCGCTACCACAGGAATAAGGCTAACAAGCCCTTTAACAAGGGTAACGGGCGACCTATATGTAGGAAATAACGCCGATGCCGACCCCGCTATCGTATTTGACGGTGATACGAATGACGGACAAATCACCTATAAGGAAGATGAAGATTATTTCCTTCTTAGCAGTCCTTTACAAATCCCATATTTAGCGGGCGCACCAGCGACGCTCACAAATGGGATGATTTGGATGGAAGCCGATGGGCTTCATCTTTATTATAATAACGCAGAAAAAGTAGTGGCAGGTTCATAACAAAGGAGGAGTAAATGGACATTTCAGTAAACGGATTACCTGAAGGTCTTAGTGAAGAGCAAGTGAAGGATTGGGTCGGCGTATTGGTGGAACGGTACGAGAACGCCAAGGTCAATCAAATCAAGGAAGTCTCTGACGCTGTGAAAGCGGCACAGGTCAGCATTGATACTTTCCGCAAAGCGAACTCTCTTGCCCCGAAGTTTGAGACGGCTGAACCCGTAGAAGAACCGAACGCTGAGTGATTTGATGAAATTCTAACAATAGACTAGGAGTTGAAATGGAAGAACGTGGTCCCGTAACATTAAATGGAAATATCCCTTATTGGCTAAAAATAATAATGATATTTATTGATCGTGTAGGATTTCCAATCCTCGCTTTTTGTTTAATGTTTTGGATGTGTTACCAAAGTATAGGAAAAGTTTCTATTGCAATATCTGATAATACTGAAGCTCTTAATAAGATGACATCAACATCAGAACACTTCCAAAGATCTGTCACAACGGATCACGCAGATATAAAACGTTCTTTACTTGCAATTCATGAAAATAGTTACGGGAAAATCCAAGAAATGGCAAAGAAAGGAAGAAATGCGGCGTGATTGTATTACAAAAGTTACGTTGCGACACATTTTCAGAGAGATGTGTTCGCTACTTAAAGAAGCAAGAAAAACAGCTTCATTTCCCGTAATGGAACGAATTGACAAATTAACTGAATATATTGATAAAGTAGTTGAACCTAACATACTAACAGGAGGATGTGATGGATTTCCTAAAAGATAACTGGAAAGATATTTTGGACATTATTACCTATTTGTGTTTCATATCGTCTATTGTGGTTCGGTTAACCCCGACCTTAAAAGACGATAATATCGTTCTCCCGATTATTAAACTTATCAGTAAGTACCTTGCGTGGAATACCCCAACTCCTACGGAGCGACCCCAATGAAAAAGACCCTTATTGTATTTTGCTTTATCTTAATCGTTTGTGGATGTGCTGCTTTAAAACAAGCAAAAGTTGATATGTATGACTGTCTTAATGACCAAGCTTGCCTAGATATGGCTGTTTCACGCTCAGAAGCTGTTAAGAAGCAAGTTACGGCTGTGGCTGGCGTAGCGAGTCCAATTCCATGGGTTCCTAGTGTAGCAGGTTCATTAGCAGGTTCTATTGCAGTCATAGCTTTTCTAGTTGCCGGTGGCAGGAAAAAGCGAGAGGAAAAAGAACCGAAGTAATAAAAGTAATTCTCTGATAAAATAGTTATTAGGAGATAACTTATATGTCTATGAACTTTTACGATCTTCAACAAGAAGTAAAAAGAAGGGCAACCCGTAATCAAGGAGGAACATATTTCGATACCGCCGTAAAGAATCTTATTAATGCTTCGCTTTTAAGAATTGCTAACGAAACGAACTGGCGATCCCTAAGAAGAGAATCCTCTTTTGAGACAGTTCCTGATTTTTCAACTGGAACCGTTACCGTTACTGCTGATAGCAAATCTCTGGTTTTTTCAGGATCTAATTTAATCACAAACGGAGTTCAAATTGGGCGTAGAATTAAATTTACAACGTCCGGAACCTCATCGCAACTATATGAAATTGCCGCAATTACCGGAGAAAATGCCGCGACAATGACTACCTATTTTGATGGGTCAACTGCTGCGGGAGTATCTTTCTCTATTCTTGGACAGGAAAAATACAATCTTCCTATCCAAACCTCAAAACCGGCTATTGTTTGGCATGAAGCAAACAACTATCCTTTTGTGATGAATTATATTCCAAGCAGATCCTTTCTTGAGAAAGAAATTGACTTTGACGAATCAGATGTTCCCGAAGTTTACATGATGTGGGGCGAAGATTGTGTTATTAACCAACCTAGAACTGCTTCGGTTATTACGATTGTATCGTCCTCAACCGCAGACACCTCCCAGCAAGTAACGGTATTTGGAACTGTTAGTAGTTATCCTGATAGTGAAACTATCACATTGAACGGGACTTCTGGTGTTGCCGGTACGAAATCATTCTCTAAAATTGACAGGATAACAAAAGATGCTAGCACAACGGGAAGGATTACCTGTACGGCTAATTCTGCTGCGGATTCTATTGCTGTTATTCCTACCGGAGATACTGCTAATTCTCAGATGTACAAGAAGATCCAAGTTTTCCCGTCTCCGGACAAAGCATATGAAATTAAGATCATGTTTTACAAAGAAGTCCAAAGACTTGTGAATGACGATGATATTCATGAACTTGGTCAGGATTTCGATGAAGCAATCGTTCTCTTGGCGACCGCAAAATTGCAAGGAGAAGAATCCAAAAGAGATGTTACAACTTTCTTTACCATGTTCCAAGATGAACTAAAAATCCTAAAGAGGAAAAATGCAGATAAATTAGATTGGCTTCCAAGACTTCAAAAACCTGGGTTTCGGGGAACTCCGTCATTTCATTCTCAGGCTCGGTATAGCCAAGCCGGCTCAAAATTTGGACCTTATGTTCTATGAACAATCAATTTACTGGGATATATAATACCTTTAACGCTTTTGAGAATAACGGAGGTTTAAATACTTCCGCTAGTCCATTAGCTGTAAAGGATTTTGAAGCAACTGCTCTCCAAAATGTTGAACTTGATATTTGGGGAGCAATATCCAAAAGAAATGGGTATCTCAATCTTAATTCTTCCGCAGTCAATTCTGGTACTTCCGGAAATGGACTTTTCTTTTACGAGAATTCATCTGGTATTGATTATTTAGTCGGAGTTTTCGGAGATGAATTCTACAAAATGGATGGTTTAGACGGAACATTTGATGCTATTACTGGAACATTAACCTTTACCGCTGATCAAGATAACCAGTGCCAGTTTAGGACTTATGGAGATATTCTTTATGGGACCAATGGCGTTAATGCCCCATTTAAATGGACAGGTTCTGGCAATGCCTCTGCAATGACTGTTCCGACAGGACTTACTACTGCTTATTGTATTGAGTCTTGGACGGAATATATGTTTCTTGCCAATGTAACAGTAAGCGGCACTCTATACTCAAGCCGATTATATTGGTCTGCAGCTGGAGATCCTGCTACTTGGGATTCCGCTGATTGGGTAAATATTAATAAAAATGATGGTACAGATATTATCTGCGTTAAATCCCTCGGAGATAAGCTCGTTATTTTCAAGGAACGCTCGATTTATATTGGTATTTTCACAGGAGATACCGATATTCCCTTTACTTTCGCCAAGACCCCCTCCCACGTTGGCTGTATAGCAAGAGATAGCGTTCAGGAAGTAAATAATGGGCTTATCTTCCTCTCCTATGATGGATTTTATTATTTTGATGGCTCTAATAGCCAAAAGATCTCCAATAATCTTAACTATACATTAAGAACCGATGTAAGTAAGAGTCGCTTTTCAAAAGCCGTCTCTTCTCTTTTAATGGAAAAGAATCAGTATATTTGTTTCTTAGCTGCTTCTGGCGGGTCTACAAACACTATTGGTTTTACATGGGACTTTTATACAAAAGCATGGACTAAATATATTGGAGCTTCTTGCAATGCTATAGCAAGAGTTCATACTAGCAATGAAGAAAGAATATATTTCTCAGATTATTCCGGGTATTGTTATCAGATGAATACCGGCACAGACGATTATCCTTTAACCGTAAAAACCGCAATTAATGCTTACTACAGAACAAAATGGTTTAGTTTTAATGATTTAATGAATACTAAAGGAGTTCCAGAAGTTGTTATATATCCAACATATAGCAATTCAACCTTGACCGTTGGCTACTCTTTCGATTTTGAGGAAGCGAATCAATATTCGCAGACTATTTCTTTAGCGTCTTCTTCTGCGGCTTACGGATCTGGAGTATACGGAACGGCAACTTATGCTGGATCCGGAGGGTTTTCTTACAGAGTAGACCTAACTGGCAGAGGTAGAGTGTTTAGATTATCCTTTGAGAACGCAGTTGAAAGCGAAACATTTAAAATTAACGGATTTGGGATTTCCGCTTATTTAGAGAGTGCGACATGAAAGTAGTAAAGACTTATAACTATAATGAGAATCAAGATATGAAAACCAATATCCGCCGATTAGAGCAAGATACTCTGCAGTTATTTGAGTGTCTTAAAGGGCGAATCCGTTTCGGGGGCGGCATAGATGGGTATAGAGGGGAAAATATATCCGGAGAATTCCAAGTAGTTACCTCCGCAAATGCCGACACAGAGTTCTCAGTTTCTCATACTCTCGGTGCCGTTCCCATTGGTTACATAGTTATCAAAGTCGATAAAGCCGGCGTTGTTTACGATAGCGGGACCACTTGGACAAGCACAACGATTTATTTAAAGTGTTCAGAGGCGGCAACAACCATGACACTCTTTTTACTACAATGAAAAATCAATTTGACGTAAATCATGCTTTTCCCGGAATTTGTTCTCTTTGCTACACGGAAGTAGCTGAATTCAATGGTTCAAACCAAAACGGGAAACCCATTATTACAAGATTTCTCCCTAATTATTTCGGGATGATTATGACTTTAGATGATGGTACTCAAATGACCATTACTCTTTGCAATACGTGTGCTAAAACGTTAACTAAGAAAGATTATAAAAAGTTAATGAAATCAGAAGTTGATGGCTGGGAATTTGAGTTACAGCATTGTTTAAAGCATTGGACTAAAGAACAGAAGAAAGAATATAGAGATACATACTATAAAAAATCTATTAAAGATCATAATACCGAAACACATCATAGAGGGAGTGAATGATATGGGTCTTGTAAGTAAAACTTACACTTTTTCAGCAGGAGCAACAATCGTTGCCGCTGAACACAATACAAATTTTGATACTATTTATAATTTGGTTAATGGGAACCTTGAGAACGCTAATGTTAAATCTAACGCTGCGCTTGTAGATACGAAATTAGCTCAGATTACAACCGCTAGTAAAGTTTCTGGAGCCGCTATTACTTCCTTGGCAAATGTTCCTTCTGGAGCTGGTTATCTTCCTATCGCCAATATTCCTTTGGCAGCTTTAAGGAAAGAGATGACAATTGCAGTAACGCTTCCAACAGATACTGTCACTACTGGCGACGGGCAATTCTATTTTACTTGCCCTCCCGCTCTCAATGGAATGAATCTAGTGGATGCCGATGCTTCCACAATTACCGCTGGGACTGGAGTTACTGTTCAGATTGCAAGAGGAAGAAGGAGTGCAGTAGATGGAGAGCTATCTTTTGTAGATATGCTTTCTACTGCAATAACGATTGATTCTGGGGAATATGACTCAGCGAATGCCGCCACTGCTCCAGTTATTGATACTGATAACGATGATATTGTTGTCTCTACTTATGTGGATGTATTAAGGATTGATGTTGACGTTGCGAGTGGTTCTGGTCTTGAAGTAAGATTAGCGTTCCAAACTCCAGCATAGAGGATTTATGGCTACAAAGAATTGCTACAAGATCGACAGCTATGACAAGCTTTACATTAAGTGCGACGGAGCTACTACGTCCTTCGTAGACTCCGCAACGGCTAAAGCCATCACCGCCAACGGAAACGCCACGCAACTATCCCTTCACGCTGACTTTGCGGGGAAACGCACTGCTGGCTTCTTCAACGGGACGAC